AGAATTGTCAGAAAATGCAGAATTAACCGAAAAACAAAGGCTTTTCTGTATATACTACGTGCGCTATTTCAATGCCACAAAGGCGTATCAAAAGACATATGAATGTAGCTATAAAACTGCCATGGTCAATGGCAGCAAAATGCTAAGAAATACTAAGATAAAAAATGAAATCCAAAGCCTAAAGCAGAATAAGCTCAATAGAGAGCTGCTATCCGAAGCAGATATATTTCAAAAGTATATGGACATAGCCTTTTCAGACATCACAGATTACATGGAATTCGGGACAGAGGAAGTTCCTGTGATGACCATGTACGGACCTGCAAAGATTAAAGACGAAAAGACTGGAAAAGAAAAAACGCTCACAAAAATAGTGAATGTTGCAAGATTCAAAGATTCTGCAAATGTGGACGGTACAATCATTGCTGAAGTAAAACAGGGAAGAGACGGCGCAGGTATTAAGCTTGCGGACAGAATGAAAGCTATGCAGTGGCTGTCCGATCACATGGACCTTGCCACCACGGAGCAGAAGGCAAGGATAGAGAAGCTTCAGATGGAGACTCAGAAAATAATGCCTGAGCCACCGCCAGAAAAAGAATACACTGGAATTCCAGCCACTATGGTCGCACCGGTATTTGCACCGGCGCTTTTTGATATCCAGGAACAGAGACATACAGAATATGTTTTCCCAGGAGGACGAGGAAGTACCAAGTCCTCATTTGTCAGTCTGAACATTATAGATCTGATCATGAAGAATCCGGAAATGCATGCGGTAGTTATGAGACAGGTTGCCGATACAATGAGGGGTTCTATATACCAGCAAGTGAAATGGGCGATTGATGCATTAGGACTATCAGAAGAATTCGATGCAACCGTAAGCCCGCTGGAGATTACCAGAAAGAGTACCGGCCAGAAGATTTACTTCCGTGGAGCAGATGATCCGGGAAAAGTGAAATCCATAAAAGTACCATTTGGATATATCGGTATCCTGTGGTTGGAAGAGTTAGACCAGTTCACCGGTCCGGAATCAGTCAGAAAGATTGAACAGTCTGTAATCCGAGGTGGAGATGTAGCCTATATCTTCAAGACGTTCAACCCACCGAAGAGTGCAAGCAACTGGGCGAATAAGTACATCAAGATACCGAAAGCCACAAGGCTTGTGACAGAGAGCACATATCTGGACGTTCCTCAGAAATGGCTTGGAAAGCCATTCATTGACGAGGCTCAGTTCCTGAAAGAGACAAACCCAGATGCTTACGAGAATGAATATCTTGGAGTTCCTAACGGATCCGGAGGAAGTGTATTCGATAATCTGGTAATCCGAGCGATTACCAATGAAGAGATAGCTCAGTTCGATAACATCAAAAATGGTGTTGACTGGGGATTCTATCCAGACAAGTATGCATTTGTCCGTGTTCATTATGACGCGGCAAGGCTGAGACTATACATTTGGCAGGAGTACACCTGCCAGAAGAAACGAAACAAACAAACTGCTGAAGAGCTGATCAAGCTCGGAATCACAGGAAATGACTTATTGACCTGTGATAGTGCAGAAAATAAGTCTATCGAAGACTATAGAGCATACGGATTATTTGCACGTCCGGCAAACAAAGGACCGGACAGCCGTACATATTCGTACAAATGGCTGCAATCACTCCGGGAGATCATCATTGACAATGTAAGATGTCCGGTAGCGGCACAGGAGTTCATGGAATATGAGTACGAAAGAGATAAGGACGGAGAAGTCATCAGTGGTTACCCAGATGGTAACGATCACACGATTGACGCCACAAGGTATGCAACAAACAGTATATGGAAACGGAGGGGCGAGTAATGCTCGAAAGACTAAAGACCTTCGTGAGAGGGGTGATAAGAAAGATGTTCCCGGCAAAAAGCATAGAACAGGCATTAGATGTAAAGCCCTGCATTTCAAGTGTCATGCAGGAGAGAATAGAGTTTTGGCATAACATGTATATCGGAATGGCACCTTGGTGCAAAGGAAGCGTAACGTCATTGAGAAAAGAGCAGGGCATCTGTATGGAGTTCTCAAATGTGTGTCTGAATGAAATGGAGTCACAGGTATCCGTTGAACGCTTGGATGATATATACAAGAGAGCGATTCAAGACTTGAATGAGAACCTGCAATCTGGACTAGCACTCGGATCATTCATCATCAAGCCGTTGGGCGGTGATAAGGTAGAGTATCTGACAGCGGATAAGTTCGTACCACTTGCCTATGATGAAAGAGGCAGGTTGACAGATGTAGTATTCGTTCAAGATAAGAAAGATGGAGAAGATTACTACCGCAGATTGGAAAGACACACCTTGATAGATAGCATGCTAACGATTAGTAATCGGGCATTTGTCAGTAAGTCACAGGACGACATAGGAAGAGAGATAAGTCTGGAATCTGTAGAAGAGTGGAAGAACTTTCCGAAGAGCGTTTCCTATCAGGGGATAGATAAGCCGGACTTCGGCTATTATCGAAATCCAATCAAGAATGAGATAGATGGGAGTCCTTGTGGTGTATCCATCTACGAAGCCGGAATTGACAGACTGGAAGAGGTGGACATTCAGAATGCGCGCATAAAATGGGAATTCAAGTCCGGCGAACGTGCGATACAGGTAACACCGCAGGCGGTCAAGAAGACAGTAATTGGACCGAATGGTGAAATGTCATTTGAGACAGCAGACCTCGATGATCGCTTATATAGAACCGTAGACCTCCAGGACGGAGAGTACAAAGATTTCTATCGTGAGTGGTCGCCGGAATTTCGGGACGAGAACATCATCAACGGACTCAACTTCCACTTAAGACAGTTGGAGTTCAGCGTATGCTTAAGCTATGGAGATTTGTCGGATGTAGCAGATGTAGACAAGACAGCTACAGAAGCGAAAATCGCCAAAAAGAGAAAGTTCAACATGGTAACAGCAATACAGTCCAACCTAAAGGATTGCCTGAAAGACCTGGTATATGCTCTTGCATTCTATAACGCAATGTTACGCAGCGGTTATGAATTCAGTTGTACGTTCAAGGATAGTATTCTGGAGGATGAAGCAACAGAACGTGAGAACGACAGGGCAGATGTAGCACTTGGAGCTATGCAGCTATGGGAGTACCGTATGAAGCATTATGCAGAGGACGAAGAGACAGCCAAGAAAATGGTAGCTCAGACAGCCGATGTGATTGAGTAGGTGTAAGCCATGATGTCACAAGGAGAAATCGAAGCACTAACACTTGCGATGGAAAAAGCAGCCAGGAATCTGGAAGTAAACATCATGCTGGATATTGTCCGGAGAATAAAAGCGAACCTGGACATAGAGAAGTCCATGACATCATCAGCAGACTATCAGGTCAATGTATTAAGACAGATGGGATATTCTGATGATTACATCAAGAAGCAGATCCAGATATATCTCAAAGCCTCTGATGAGGAAGTAGACAGGCTATACAACCAGACAACCGCAAATATCTACGCTCAGTACGAAGATACGTATGATTCCATGGGAAAGAAACAGACACCATTTGGAAAGCACCCGGATATACAGGCGACGGTTGCGGCAGCAGTTACACAGACAAAAGGAACATTTCAGAATATCTCACAGACACTGGGATTCACAAGAATCGTGAATGGGAAGAGACAATTCCTCCCCACAGCTAAGTTCTTTCAGAAATCCCTAGACGAAGCGATACTTGGAGTGACCACAGGGGCATTCAGCTACGATGCAGCGCTCAAGAAGGTCATACAGGATATGACCAGGAGTGGACTTCGGACTGTAGAATATGCTTCCGGCAGGACTTACAGAGTAGATTCAGCCTCCAGGACAGCACTAATGACTGGTTTTCGTCAAGTGATTGGACATATCAATGAGCAGTTGGCTGATGATCTGGACACTGACACTTATGAAGTGTCTTATCACATTGGGGCAAGACCGACACATCAGCCATGGCAGGGACGCATATATCCGTATAAGGAATTACAGTCAGTCTGTGGATTGGGAACCGTGACCGGATTATGTGGAGCCAATTGCTACCACTGGTATGAACCTTTCGTTCCTGGAATATCCGTAAGGAACTATACCGATGAAGAGCTGGAAGATATGGTGGCGAGGGAAAATGAGACAACACAATACTACGGCAAGGAGTACAATACATATCAGGCATTACAGTATCAGAGAAAAATGGAACTGACCATGAGAAAATACAGACAGGACATTAAGCTGATGAAAGAAGGAAGCTTAAACGAATTGGAAATCATGGGCGCAAAGGCGAGATACAATCAAACCATGAACGAATACGTGAGGTTCTCCAAGATTATGAAGCTCCCGGAGCAGAGAGACCGAATCTACATGGATGGACTCGGAAGAATATCTACTAAGATTGCCAAGAAGAGCGAAAAGTTAAGTGAAATGAAGCTGTCTATCCCACAGGAAGTGGTAAAGAAAGCAAAATTGAATCAGGATATTGAAACGAAAATAAATCAGGCACTTAAGAAGCTGGAGAAAGAATATATCATCTACCTGGATTCGATAGAGGGCGAAAAGCTTAATGGACATGATTTCTTCTTAACAGGAGCGTATTTGGATAAAGACGGCGTGTTAAAACATGGGATTGTATTTGATTATTCAATAGATTATAATAAGCTTGAAGAAAGAATAAGAGCAAAACATTCTGATGGATACTTTGCAGAGAAAAACCACGAAGATTGTATTGCTCATGAAATAGCACATATCATTCCATTCCAGAATTGCACTACTGCAACGGAATACATGAACATGGTTCAAAAAATAAAAGGTCAGTACGTTCCGGGAATTTCAAAATATGCAGACAGAACAAAAGATGGAAGAGAATGCCTGGCGGAAGCATTCGTCAGATACAGGAATGGAGAAAGGATACCAGATGAAGCAAGGAAACTTATCGAAAAATACATCCTTCCTTGGAGGAGGAAATAGTTCTGCAGTTCCAAAATGCATGATATGCAAACACTGTTTTACAGATTCGAACAAAATGAAATGCAAAGCATTTCCAGATGGAATCCCAGATGCGGTTTTTGAAGAGCCCTACGAAAAAGAATGTAAAAAGGGAATAAAATTTCAAAATATGAAATAGGTACCACCAGTCAATATGGCCGGTGGTATTTTTATATCCATTTTTAAGGTGGGGAGGTGAGAAAAAGTGAAAAAATTATTTATTAGTCAGCCTATGAGAGGTAAGTCAGATGAAGATATTCTGACAGAACGCAAGAAAGCAATTGAACTTGCACAAGAAATGATCGGTGAACCGGTAGAAGTGATTGATTCCTTCTTCCAGGAAGCACCCGCAGATGCAAAACCACTGTGGTTCATTGGAAAATCCCTGGAACTTCTGTCAGGAGCAGATGTGGCGTATTTTGCGCAGGGGTGGGAAGATGCAAGAGGTTGTGTGATTGAGCATGACAGCGCATTAGCTTATGGAATCAAGAGTATTGTTGCCTAGAAAGGCGGTGATCCAGATATCTCCCTTTGAGACGCAGGGTTATGCGTCTTATTTTTATACAATTTTGACCGGGAAGTCATATAAACTAACGCTCTCTTGCGAACAGAGATATAAACAACGTATTGTGGGCGGAAGACACCGCAGATAAAAACAAAAACACAATGGAAAGGAAAGAATATGGATTTTTTGAAAGCAGTACTTGGAGACAGATATGAGGAATTCGTAAATCTCATCAAAGGGTACAATGAGAAACCAGAGAACAAAGACAAACAGGTGAAGCTGATTGACCTGAATAAAGGCGAATATGTCAGCAAAGCCAAGTATGATGAGGCAGATACCGCAAGAAACACACTACGAAGCCAGCTTGACGAGGCAGAGGAGACGCTGAGAGGCTTTGAAGGGGTGGATGTAAAACAGTTACAGACTGATTTAGCTGACCTCACCACAAAAATGGGAACACAGAAAGAAGAATATGAAAATCAGATTGCACAGATGAAATTCGATGCAATTCTGGACGCAGCAATCACGACATTAGGTGGAAGAAATACAAAAGCAATCAAAGCGCTTTTGGATATTCCGAGCTTAATGGAAAGCAAAGACCAGACTGCAGACGTGCAGGCAGCAGTCAATGCATGCAAGGAAGAAAATGCCTACATGTTCGGAGACGATGAGCCAATCAACAACCCAATTGGACAGACAGGAGGACAGACTGTCACACCGCCAGGAAAGAACCCGGAAGAAATGTCCTATGAAGAGTATAGAGCATGGAGAGAGGGCAAATAGGAAAGGAAGGATAAACAAATGCCAAATACATTTTTAACACCGAAAATCATTGCACAGGAGGCGCTCATGGTACTGGAGAATCAGCTCACCATGGCAAATCTTGTACACAGAGACTATTCGAAAGAATTTGTAAAAGTAGGAGACAGCATTACCATCAGAAAGCCTGCAAGATTCTCAGCAAAGAACTTTACAGGACAGGTGCACAGCCAGAACATCACCGAAGGTTCGGCAGTTGTAAAGATGGATCGCTTCAGAGATGTTACTGTAGAGGTTGGAGCGAAAGAATTAACACTCGACATTAAAGATTTTTCTACTCAGGTAGTTGCACCGGCATTATCTGCAATTGCGCAGGCAATCGACCAGGATCTTTTAGCTGTTGGAATTCAGATGGCAGCTAAATCCGCAACAGTTTCAGCAAAACCGAGCATTACAGATATCGCAGGAGTAGGAAAAGCGCTCGATATGTCGAACGCACCGTTGCAGAACAGACGTCTTGTATTGCCGGCAGAGATTAAGTACAAGTATAATACCCTCGATAATTTTGCAAAACAGTGCTATGCGGGAACATCACAGGCACTCCGTGATGCAGAAATCGGAAGGGTATACACATGCGAGACATATTCTACAGAGAATTGCCCGCATTCTGCAGCAGATAAGCCAGGAACGGTTACAGAATATAAAGTAACAGGAACTGCGGATACTACAAAACTTAATGTGACGGAAGGAAAACCGGAAGCGGGAACAATTGCGGCAGGAGATCAGCTCATCGTAAATGGTTACACATACACAGTAATAGAGGCACTCACTCTTGCAGGAGGAGCAGGAACGCTGAAAGTAGATCAGAATCTCCCGGCAGACATTGAAACTGCAACACCAGTCAAGGTAATTAACAAGGCTCATGCATTAGGGTTCCACAGAAATGGTATCGCTCTTGTAACAAGACAGCTGGAACTTCCGATGGGTGCATCAAAAGCCCATATCGCATCTGCAAACGGACTTGCAGTACGCGTAGTTATGGATTACGACCCAAAAACAAAGAAAGATACAGTCTCTTTCGATTGTATTTATGGAATCAAGGAACTGGACACAAGCCTGTTAGTAGACTTCTCATAAGGAGAGTGTTATGTATGCAGATTACGAATACTATGAAAAGGAATATCTCCTCGGAAAAGAGCCAGTAATTGTAGAACGCGACTATCTGTATTATGAAAAGCAGGCACGAGCTGAGGTGGATAAGATTACATTCAACCGATGCAGAGGATTGGATGAGATACCGGAAGAGGTAAAAGATTGCGTGTGCGACATCGCAGAATATCTGTGTAAGTACGACAGGTATTCTGGATCTGACGCACCTGGACCGTTAGCCTCTTTCGGAAACGATGGAGAGACAGGTACTTACGACCTGTCCAATTCCATCTACACGGAATCCAAGAGAAAAGAAAAGATACAGGAGACTTTATATAAGCATCTGGCAGACATAGGGCTTCTATACAGTGGGAGGTA